AGTAGAGTGCCCCAGCATGTTTGGTAGTTAGAAGAGTGGATGACACCCGTTCGCGGCTCCTGTCGCTATCTAACTTCTACTCCCAACAGTGACCCCCTAGCAACCTAGGGAACGGCTTGGAAAGCCGGAATGGGAATTAGGCCTTAGAGACCAAAACCCATTTAAGACCGACGTCTCCTCTCGCCTCAGATAAGGTGACAGGAGGACTAGAGACTCCAAGGAGTTCATCCAAGGGAGTCTCGTAACGCGGTCCGAACTTGAGGAAACGAAGATAGTTGTAGAGATCAACTAGCTTCATGTCCAAGGAGTTGTAATCTCCATCAGGCATCTTCCTCTTGTCCTGCTTCGGAGACGTGGTGATCAGCGTGGAATGCTTTTCACGAGTCTCGGAAGTCTGACGAGGTCGAATCCGACCGTTCTCTACCGTGCCACAAGGGGCCGGTGCAACAACGGGTTCAGTCCTGTACGACCATATGTCGTTCAGGGCTTCGTCGGGAGACGACTTCGTCATCCTGGGGTCCGCTTCGCGAATGAGGGCGGTAAGGAACAACGAGGCGGGCTGGCACAGCGCAAACATCTTGTGCTGAAGGTCCAGCAATGCTGCCATCGAATCTACCACGGTATTCTCAAAGGAATCCCGTAGCGCGTTCTTTGACAGTTCTCCGCCCACGGTTCCCATAAGCGGAAAGCGAGGGAAATATCGAGAAGAGACATTAGTCCCTTCAAAGTATTCCTCCCCGCAGCTCTCACGGTACCGACGGTTCGGATCGAAGAACGATTTGTCGACATTTACGACAAAACCGATCCTCTCGAGCCACTCGATGACCGTAGGAGCCGCCTTCGTCGGCACGATGATGTCGTCTCCGTAGACAGAGACGGTCTCATCGTTCTCACCGCTCCATGCGTTATAGAAGCGCACGGCAGCAAGTGAGATGCAGGCGAAGACAACACTCTCGAGCCAGAAAGTCATGGAGTTACCCATGGTCGCTGCACTCTGGAGCAGGCGGCGCTTACCGTCTACTTCATAGTGAGTTGGCAACACACGCTGAACAACCCTAACGAACTCCGGAGGAAGGAAGTTCCAAAGGTGAGTCATCGTCAGGCTATCTGACGCAGCGTGTAAGTCGATCGTGGCAAGTGTACCATCGATCGACCCCTGGCGAGCGAGGCCCTGATTTTGAGATTGATCATGGAGCTTGATCATCTCAGGGAGCATCGGATCCAGAATATCGAAGTAACGCCGAGCAAGAGCCTGGCGTACTGCGTCCTCCGGAGCGATGACCCTAGCTGCCTTATAGCTCTTCGGTACTGGAGAGAGGCGAACAGTATGGACCTCATAGTCCGCCTGCTTACCCCAAAACTCCACGTAGCTGCGTCCACTCGAAGCAACCACGGGTATACCGAACGGGAGAGGGAAATACTCCGCCCTTTCCTCTAAGGTCAGCTTGAGCTTAGACACGAGATCAGCTTTCGTGCTATAGCTCACGCCAGGAGTAAAGACGATATCCGTAATATCAACGGACTGTAACGCCTTTACAGCACGAGGCCAGTTCAGGAACCGACTGGCGGTGTCCCGAACGTGTGAGTTGATGAGCTCACAGTCGGGCTGGCGCTGCAAATACTTCAAGCTCCGTTGTGTCTCGATGAAATCGTCGAGAGCACTCTTCCGAAGAAGATCAGCACGTAAAGGCGAAAACCTTTTACCGAAGCGGAGCAAAAGAAGCATTGCAGACATAGGATCGTAGTGGACTGATAGCTCGTCGTCCGAGGGTATCCCAGTAAGGGTTCCCCTGCTCTGGACGTCCATCCAGATGTTACGAGCCAAGCTGAAGTCCACAAACTCACCCATGATTAACTGGGCCGCAGCTCCATCAAAACCGCGAATAAGAGCAATAAGCCCCTCGCGCTTAATGAAGTCGAGTACGTAAACCCAACCGTACTGCGACCACTGCTGGATGAGCATCAACCAAGTGTTGATGAGTACATAGTACCCCAGCAGGTTGTCCTTCACAAACTGATCAGGACGAGAGGAGAGAGCCTTGCTATCGATCGCTTCGATACGTTCGACATCTTTGCAAGACACGAGTTCAAGAGTGACTCGAATAGATTTAGCCATGATCGGCACCTCCTAAGAAATATAGTTAATCAGCAACAGGGCGTTCGGCACCTCTCATGAGGTCGTCGAACCTCCACGTTCCATCTTCACGGATCAGGCAGCTGAGAAGCCTGGTGAAGATTGTGGCGATGTGTGCATTAGTCACATTGCCGGAACGGGGATGACGGATAGTGAGAAGAGCCACAATAGGCTCATCGACGCGATAACTTGCGTCGTCAGTATCCGTAGTGGTGAGCACGTCCTCAACCTGAACCTGGTACTGCACACCGGCAGTAACCTTCGAAGGGTTCTGGATATTCAGGTCCGTATTCACCTGATTGATGTTCCGAGACCGGAAAGTAACGATCTCTTCAGCATCAATAGGAGCGGTCTTGTTGTTCAGGACGGCGTTATTCGCGTCCGAGTCAACAAGTGCATAGTTGCTGGTCAGCTTCAACAGCTGAGCAGTAACCTGGTTCTCACCAGCCTGAGTGTTGGTGAAACCAAAAGATGAGGTTTTAGCCATAATAGGCTCCTTTCTGGCCGTTAACGGCCGAAGAATATAGAAACCGCATCTAACGCACGAAATCCAACCGTGCGCGCACTGGCCGTCGGCGGTTCCAACCAGTACATTCCGTTCAAGCCAGACGGGACTGACCCAGCCCATCTGGTGTAGCACTTGACCTTTCGTGGGCCAAGTTCTCTGGTATAACTCAGTGAGCACGAAATGCCAACGAAGTCATAGAACTGCCCAGAGAAGTACATGGAGTTCGCGTCCGCAACTCCAGCAAGGTCGGAAATCGGGAGAAACCAATCGACCATAAAAGAATATGGTATGGAGTCCCAGATTACGTAGAAATCCGGAGTTAGACCATAAGTGTCTAGAGCTCTAATGATCTTGTGAAGTTGATCAACTTCACGAGGACGCACTTCTACGCTTACCCGACAAACAACTTCGGTGCCCTCCACCACATGGGTGGCGACACCGTAGCCGGCGATCTGCCGATCCAGGGTCCCTAAGTCCATACGTCTACGGACAAATTTTATCGCGTCCTGGATGTCCATCTTAGAGGTACTGTACTGGTACCTATAAGCTAGCCAAGCATCGGCGAGGGACTTCGGCATTTCGACTTTGTGGTCTACGACCACGCTCTTGACGAAACCAACCAACTCGATTAAGTTGGATATGGAATTATCGCTCAGGCGTGGGAGAGATTCGCAGGCCGCAAGTAGTGCATGTTGGACAAGGTATTCTCGCCAGTACTTGGTGAAATGAACATCCTTGCCCAGCAACACTGGGTCGAGGCGCTCCCCGATAATCTGGTCCTCATTTAGCAAGAAAGCTAACTTAGGATCATAATCGGGAAGGCCAACGGGTGTACAAGCTACAGGCTTCTTATGCTTAGATGCAATAGCGCCTGAGTTCGCACGGAGCGACAAGTAAATCCCTGTCGCCTCAGCGTCCCTAGAGAAAGTAGAGGCAATAATACCCCACAACTCAGGGAGGCACCCGTCGCGGTTAGAGAGATTAATCGAAGGTAAGAATCGGGTTAATTCCGAAGCTACCTTGGATACCACCGGTATGTCACCGCCATCAGACGGATACACATCCGGAGCTCCAACCGCATAAAGGTGGGTGTTGAACCCGATGGGTACTTCGATGTACTCAAAGGATCCATCAGCATTGAAACACTTATCAACCTCAGGATATCGAGGTACGTATAAGTAGCCCCAAATGCTTACTCTAGGCTGATCATAGGGGCCCCATGGGGACCCGGGTCTGGCAGTAGCCGAGACCGTTACAGTCAGCCTCAGGCCGAATGGATTCAGTACGCGAACGTACCGTTCGACCCGCCTAGTGGTCCTCTTCCTACCTTTATAGTTAGGGGAGGGCCCAAGCTCAACTACTCTGTTCTCGACGTGATAAGATGCATACGTGGAGAGACAGGCAGCGGAGCCAACACTAGGTGTCCGGAGTAACACCACCTGGTTTTGCTTGATGCCGAATATCCCAGATGTCCCGGGGTATCGACACTGCAGGTCGGCGACGGTGTATTTATCACCGACGTCGTCTACTAGTTGGGCGTGAACGACGTCATTGATCGGTCGTCCAGACGTGACTTGCTTAAAATAAGAAGGCACGTCGATCCATTCCCCATCGAGGGGAATACCGAAGACAAAATCTTTATTGCCTTCAGTCCGTGTCCACTGATTACTCAGAAAAGGCACGAGGCGCCCGGGTGCATACACTCTCATGTTGCTACCTCCTTTCATAGTAGTAACTGC